GGAAAAGTTGTTCCATTAGGGTTTCGTATGATGGAGTGTTTTTTGCGTGCTGGATTTATCAACAAAGAAATAATTATAAAAGAACAGCATAATTGTAAATCTACTGGTTACTGGGAAAAACAGAATAATAATTTTTTGCTTCTTGCACATGAGTATATATTTGTCTTTGAGAAATAATGGAAGTATATGGGATTTACATGGAGTGAAAGTTTTGATTGTTATTTTCTGTGTTAGCAAGTATAATAAATTTATGGGATTTTGTCACTTAGTGACTAGAGAAGAGGAATCAAAATGAGTAATTCAAGTGTCGCTCCATTTGTGAAGTGGGCTGGAGGAAAACGTCAGCTTATTCCGCAGATAAGAGAAAGAATGCCTGAAAAATATAATGATTACTATGAGCCGTTTATAGGTGGTGGCGCTGTAATATTTGATCTACTACCTGCAAATGCTCTGATTAATGATATAAATAAAGCTTTGATTAACACATACAGAACAATATGTAATGAACCTGATGCTTTTCTGATAGAGGTCAACAGGCTGGATAATGATATGTGGGAAGATGGGAAAAAGTATTATTATTCTATCAGAGAACATTATAATGACAAGCTTATGCGGTCTGAATATGATGTAGAGCTGGCAGCATTATTTGTATTTATAAAT